GCCGAGACGAATCGAGCCGTCGGTTGCGGTGGCGTCCCGCGTCGTGTCGATCAGGTCGCCTTCCAGCCCCTGCAGCCGGAAAGGAACGCTGCCGCCGGCCTCGTCGAGTGTGATGTCGATATAGCGCACGACTGTATCACCGCCTTCGATCATCGAACGCACCGCAAGCGCCTGCATGCCCGGCCAGTCGAGAAAGCCCTCGACATCGGCGCGCTCCGACCATTCCTCCAAAATCAGCTTGATCCGCCCGTCCATCCGGTCGGACCCGGTGTTTGGCACGGTCAGGATTCCGGTGCCGACGACATGCGATGTCAGCACGTCGAGCATGCGTTGGCCTGCCCACGAATCCCGCACGAACTCGCGCGAGCGGTTGCGCAGGTCGCGCAGTGACGAGCCTATTTCGCCGTTGGCCGACGTCGAGCGCCCCATCCAGCCCTTATTGCGCCGGCCGGATTTTGCGGCCGCATAGGCGCGCTCGCCGTAGCTGTCGAGGACCTGGCGGGCGCTCGCGCGGCGCACGCCCCAAACGGGCGAAACCGTACCGATGATGCGGTCAAGCACGTTCATCAATAGCCGCCCCTGTAGTCGGCGAAGGAAACGCCCGGACGGCTGTCCGCGTTTATCTCGGCCTTGATCGCATCGCGCGCCTTCAGCATGTCGCCGATCGACTGGTATTCGACCTCATGCGATTGGAACTTCACGCGCCGCGTGCCGCCCGCAATCGCCGCCTCGATCCGGTCAAGGTCGCTTTGCGTCCAGGCCATCAATATTCATCCCAAAACGAACCGCCGGCATTGCCTGCCGAGGCGACGTCGTGACGCTGGTTTTCGACTGGTTCGGTCGCGCCGCGCGAACTGTCGGAAGGCGCGGACGGCTTCTGCACCGCCAGCGGCGCCACCGCGAAAAGGTCGGGGTTCTTCACCACCTCGGGCGCACAACGCTCGGAAGCGAGCGCGGCCCATTCATCGGACGTCAAACGCGATAGGCCGAGATAGTCGGCAAGCGCGTTGTTGTAGATCGTGCAGTCGAGGAAGTGGTTTTCCTCGCCGTTGCGAACTTTCCAGACGCGGCGAACGCGGCCCCGGAAATTTTCGTTGCCAAGATATTCCGCCGTGATCTGCCTGAAATAGACCTCGTCGAGCCATGTGCCGTAATGGCAATAGCCGGACGGGTCGCGCTCTTGCCCGGCCTTGACCCCTTCCTTGCGCAGATCATCATAGTGCGCGCCTTTCAGCGGCCATGTGCCGACGCCCCAAACATGGGTTCCCTTGCGGATCATTTTGCCGTTGAAGTCGATGTCCACCGCCGAGCCGGTGCCGAGCGCCGGGCGCGACCAGCCGTCAAGGCCCTTCAAGGCAAAGGCGCCCTGGCGACCGCGTACCCAAGTGTAAACGACATGCGACCGAAAGCCGGAGTCCACGCCGAATGCGTCGACGCGCCGGCTGCCGCCAAAAGCGTCGGGCCACTGCTTTTCATAAATTTCGGCCAGCTTCAGGAAGGCGCCGCTGTGCGGGTCGGTCGTCTCGCCTTCAATGACGCCTGCATCGACGACCCATTTTTGCCGATCCGGCCCGTAGGCGGCGACCTCCCAATAAATGCCGCGCATTTGCACGTCGGCGGCGCCGGTCATGATCAGGCCAAGCGGCGGAATGCGGCCGCGCACAAGGTCGGACTCGCGCCGCTCCAAGAGCTTGACATGGTCGGGCGCATCGCCGCGCACCTCATAGGGCAGGCCGAGCCAAAGATTGTAGAAGGCCTTAAGCTTGAGCGGGTCGCCGTTTGCCTCGACGAACTTGCGTGCGATCTCGTCCCACGGCACAAGCGGCGAGGACATGGCGCAGAAATGATAGGACCGGCCGGCGCCGGGCCGCGTCGCCGTCGGAGTATAGCGCCCGGTGCGATAGACGCTGTTTTTTTCGACGCCCTCAATGATCGTGCCGCAACAAGGCGTCACATAGTGCGCGTTGTAGGGCGCGACATCGTTGAAGCGGAAATGCTTCCGATCGAATTCGAACACGAAACGGTCGCCGCAGCCAGGGCATGCGACGTGCCAGCGGCGTTGATCGCCGGCGAGATAGGCCGTCTCGATCTTGGACGCGCCCTTGACGGTCGGCGTCGATATCTTCAGCCGTTTCCAGTCGCCGGTTGCCAGGAACGCAATCTGTCGCGCCTCGACCATTTCAATCGGGTCGCCCTGGCCGTCGAGGTCGTCGGGGTACTCGTCGATTTCGTCGAGGAATGCTTTCTTGACCGTTTTCGACCGCAGATCGGCGGCCGACGAGGCGATCGCCAATGTGAGCGAACCGCCTGCAAATTGCTTCGACGTTGCGGTCGAACCTTCGGATGAACGCGAGGTGACCCCTCGCACCTTGCGCGCCAACACCGGCGACGCCTCGATCGTCGGCTGCAGCTTTTCCTTGTTGAAGTCCGACAGCGCGCCCGAAGTCGGCTGCACGATCATCATGCGGCAAGGATCACGGTCGATTGAGTGGCCGGCGCCGATGATAAGCACGGTGGTAAAGCCGGTTTGCGCCGACTTCATTACCGCGAATTCATTGTCCACCTCGTCAGGCCCAAGCGCGTCGACGATCTCGACGCAATGGAGGCCGAGCGAACGCTCCCAATATTCCCCTGCGCGCGGCCCGTCGGGCACGACGAGGTTGCCTTCAGCCCACGCTGACGGCGACAACGGCGGCGGCGGAACGACGGCAAGCGCCATCGCGCCGGCGACAACCGCCAGGGCCGATCTGGAAAGGCTGATTTTCATTCGGGCAACAATGTCTCGATTGGGCCGTCGCGCTCGGCGTCGGTGCCTTGCTCGGCGATTTTTGAAAGCGAGTCCGCAACCTGGCGGCGAACTGCCTGGCCGATTTCCTTGAGCAGGCGCCGCGCGCCGGCGACGCCTTCCTTGCTGACCGCGATTGCGATCTCGTCCGCGTAGCGCGCCAACCCGTCAAGGTCGCGCGCCAGCGCAATGCCTATCGCGGACGCGGCGGTTTCAATGCCGTGCGGGCCGGCGATCGGCAGCACCGCCCGTTGCCGGTCGGCCAGGTCGAGCGCCCGGATCCGCGCGTCGTATTGGGCGCGCTCGGTTTGCGCGTCGCGTAACGGCGCCGAGGCTTTCGTCTTGTGCTGCGCCGAAGTCTCGGCCGCCTGTTCCTTGACCGCGTCGCCGGTTTCGCCGACAGCCCTGTCGAATGACGCAAGTTCGACCAGCAAGGATCTACCGTCGCGCTTCGTGTCGATCTTGCCGGCATCGGCAAGCTGCGCCACCCGCTTGCTGATCGCCGCTCGCGAAACCTTTTTGCGTCGGGCAAGCTCGGCGCATGAAATCCAAACGCCGCCGCCCTCGGCTTCGACGTTGCTACTCATGCGGCCTTTCCATGTTAACCGGCCGCCGTGGTGTTAACCGTGTTAACCCAGGTTTCGGCCAGCCTCACTAGCGATATTTCGGGGTCGCCCCGGCCCGTAAGGGAGGGGAGGCCCGGAAGAACCTATCGACCCCTCGGCGCCGACGGGTCACGATGGCGGCGCACCTCGCGTCTTGCCTCGACGGTCAGCCCGGCAGCAGCCGGTCGATCTCATGCAGAACGCGCGGTGCAAGCGCCTCGTCGATCACCTCGGCGAGCAGCGACAGATAGACCGCATCGTTGTTCGTTATGTCGTGCGCCGGGTTCGGCCCGAACAGTTCCCGAATGGGAAGCCGCGCCGCGCCCTCGCGCATCATGACGCCTTTGTGTCCCGATGCCATTCCGGCAAGGAACGCGCTGCGGTACGAACCGCGCAGATTGACCGTGACACCCTTCCCGGTCTGGCGAGCGCCAAGCTTGGCGAGCGGTATCCAACCGGAGCGAACGACCACGTCGGACGTGTTGCCGCCTGCATTGAAGCGCGCGGTCGTCTTGTCGCGAATGACCTTCTGCGCCAGCTTCAACCGAGGCGCGGCGCGCTTGATGTAGCGTGTGCGCGCCATGTCGGTAACGCGCTTGCCGGCGCGGGCGAACGCCTTAGCCCGGATATCGCCGGGCAACTTCCGAATGGCGCGCGATAGCGCCAGATATTCGGAAGCGTCGGCGATGATCACAGGCAAAGACCCCTTTGGCGGTTTTGGCCGCCGACTTCATGGCGGCGCCCTCTTGATGTTCGGCCAAAGAAAAACCCGCCGGGCCGGAGCCGGGCGGGTCGTTTCGATGCCTTTTTGTGCGTGACAATTAATGCGCAAAATTCCGTCCGTTGGTCAAGCGACTTTCTGTCGGGCTTTCCTCACCTGCTTAGGCTTTGATTTTCTTGGCATTTCTGGCGGCATCGTTGCGGCGGGCGCCGCCCGCAGGTCGGGCAGAATTCTCGGCGTCGGCCAACGCGAGCCGCCTGCGATGGAATCGGCCCACGGTTGAACCGGCCAGTCGACCGCCACAAGCTCGACCGTTTCAAGCTGGTCGGCAAGCTGGTCGAACAGCATGCACATGGCGCCGCAGAATATCTCATATTCGCCGCGCGCCACCATGACCGGCACCGGATCCGGCACGAAGCCCGCCTTGCGGTAGGCGCCGGCGACCGGCCGCTGCAGGCGCGTCGACCAGCCCTCAACCTCGACGGTTTGCACCGCGACCCTGTCGCTGCCGTCGGCCATTTCGCCGATTACCTCGCGCACCTCGCGCCGCACGTACCAGCGATGGGCGCCGTTCGCGTGCTTTTCATATTCCTTCACCGGCTGTTCCCATAGACGCCACTCAGGCACCATGCCGAGGATGGCGTGCCGAACGACCAGCACGTCGGGCCGCGCCCGAAAGCGCAGCGCACCATCCTTGTCCGCCGTCGTCGCCTTGACCAGCGCGTCGGAAACCGCGCGAGCGGCCATATGCTCGTCGATGGCGGCAAGCTCGGGCATCGGGTGCCAGCCTTCCGGCACGTCGACCGCGCATTCGGCCAGGTCGGCGACGGCGTCGGCAATGCGCAGCGCATCCGGGTGCGGCCATCCGGCCTCATCGAACGGGATGCAACCAAAACGGTTAGGCTGGCGGTCGACGATCGACCCCATTTCGCCATAGCGCAGGATCGACGACCACGCCGACGCCGCCGACAAAGGGCCACTTTCGAAGCCCGACCCCGCCTGCATCTTCGGCAACTCGTCGCCCCATGCCCATTTCAGGGCGTCAGACATGGTCATTTTGCGCCGCAGCCTTGCGCTTGCGACCCCAGCGACCCCGCTTTCAATCCTTGCGTCCCTGTTTTCCATTTCTATAACCCCTTGATTTGATTGAAGTTTAAATAAGATTAGGGACGCTAGGGACGCTAGGGAGGATAAATCCCGTATAACGCATGCAAAGTGATCGCAGTTTTTTCGATCTGTGCTTAATGCGCATATATAAAACTGCGGGAATTTGCGCCCCTAGCGTCCCCAGCGTCCGAACACATTGATTTGCAAAGGTTTTTCCCCTTCCCCCGTTTTTTCTACCCGCCCCGAAACGAAAATTATCGTCCCTACCGTCCCTGGCAGGGACGCAAACCGACCCTTTTTCCGTTGCGAGGCGAAGATGGGGAGAAGGGCGGCGGCGCGAAAACGCGGCCGGCGGAAGTGGACAAGAACGAACGGCGCGCGCATGGTGGCGCCGCAATTGAGGGCATACCAAATGAAACGCGCCGCGCTCACACTGGTCGGGATACTGATCGGAGGCGGCCTTGCGGCCGCCGAGTCGTTTCCCGGCCTGCCGCCAGAGTGGCGGCAGGAAACAATCGACATGTGCCGCAGCCGCACGCCCGGTGACGCCGGCGCGTTGCGGCAGTGCCTCGCACGGCAGGAAAAGGCAGCGCTTGCCGTCGCCTCGCTCGATGTCGGTGCAGGCGTGCCCGCCGATGTCGGCGTCAGGATCGTCAGCGGTTGCGAGGCACGCGAGCGCCCCGACGTCGAGGCGTTTTCGCGCTGCATGGTCGACGAGGCAGCGACCTGGCGGGCGACGCATCAGTAAGCCGGTCATCGCCTTGCCGCCCCTTGCGAGCGGTCGAGCGCAACCTTCAGCCATGCCACGGTATCGCGCGCGATGCGCCGTTCGCCTTCCCATGCCGCGCACATGCGCTTGACGTCGGCGGGTTCCATCCGCCCGCCGTTGTACCGGGTTTCCGCGTTCCAGCGGTCGACCAGCCCATCAATCTCGGCCGCGCATTCGCGCCCCCGTCGTTCCCAATGCGCGATCAACCCGGCGAGCGGCGTCATGGCGCCTTGGCCTTCCTGCGCTCGCCCTTGTCGATGGCGAGGCGGTTCTTGACCCGTTGCGTGACGATCTCGACAGCATGGCAGGGCGGGCCGTCGGCGCGCGTGGCCGCGCAAACGCATGTGCCGTTGGCGAATTCGCAGATCATCTGCCACGCCGGCGGCGGCACCGGCGAGCCTGTCGACATGCGGTCGAGGTCGTCGCTACGATGCAGGGCGCTCATGGCTGCACCTTTGGGGCTTGAGGCAAGGCAAGGTGCAAGGCAGTCAATATCTCGCCCGCCGTTTTGCCGATTTCGGACGGGCCGAAACGCCAGCCCTTGGACGACAGATATTTTTCCGCGATGCGAAGCGCCTCGGCTTGTGTGTTATCCCCCAGGACCACGGTTTGCTTATCCATTAGCGTTCCCCTGTCGGCGTCGAGGGGTGCGGGGCGGCGAAAGCTTCCCATGACCAGTAGAGCGGCCACACGACGGCCGCCACCATGCCGCTCGATGCCTGGCAGTCGGTTTGGAATGACCGACTGATCCGGGATTCGCCATAGTCGCACGCCGCGTTGGCGGCCGAATAGCCGAACGTCAAAATGCCGATCGCGCCATAGGCAAGCGCCGCCGCAATCAAAGCCTTATGCATCTTCGTCACCCTCGTTGTTATGCCCGGCGGCGGCGCTCTCGGAGGCCGCGCAGATGTCGCGCAATTCGCCTTCAAGGCTTTCGTCGGGGTTGATGCCGCGTTCGCCGCAAGGGCAGGGCACGCCATAGCCCAAGGCCCACGCCCCGGCCGGCGTCACGGCGCCGGGCGGGGAATTGGGCTTGTCGCCGACCATAAGCTCGACAACCTCGCGCAGGCGGTCATCCATGCCGCGCTGCCGAAGCTCGTCGACACTGATCGGCGGCGGCGTTCGCGCCTGCAAATCGGCCGGCGGGATGATGCCGTTGACCTGGTCGCCCTCGGTCACGAAGCGCAACAGCATGGCGAGAAGCTGGACGATTTCGCCCTCGACCTCGCTCCATTCCATGCGCATTTCGGCATAGTGAACACCGGCGCGCACCACCTCGCCGGCTTCCTCGGCGATCTTGAGCGCGACATAGTTCGGTTGCGGAAATTTTCGCATCGCCTTGACGGCCGCCATGCGGGCCAGCGCAACGAGCGAATCGAAATAGTCATCTGCCGGCGCTATCACCAGCTTTTCGGCCGGCATGAAGGAAGGTTCACCGAGCGCAGCCTTTGCTTTTGCAAGGCATGCTCCCCACTGGTCGGGGCTCGCGTAGAGCGTTCGACCTTCGATTTCGGCAATCGCCCAGGAAAGCGCTTCAATTTGCGCCGAGGAAGCGACCGCATCCGTCCTCGGCTCAATGCCGTCGAACGCGGTCCTGTAGGTCTCGACTATGTTGTGCGCATCGGACAGCGCCTCGCGAATGATCGCCCTCGGATCGCCAGGAACCGGGTCGTTGCGGTGTGCGCCAGTGCGGAAAAGCCGGCTGTATAATTCGTCGGCCACGGCTTCCAGATTGTCCACGTCAACCATTGCGGCTTTCTCCCTGTGCGAGAGCGGCGCGATCACAGAACGCAATAACGTCCAGCATTGCGCGCCGGAAACCAGTCCCCACGCCCCCATCTGCCATTGTGCAGTCGATCTGACTTTGTGAATATTCCTGCACTGCCCGCAGCGCCTCGACCGCCCGCTCATCTGTAGTGGTGGCGACGAAGGGGTGTAAGCAACCAAGGCAACGCTTGTCAGGATCGGTATTGCCACAGCCGCCGCAAGGTTCGTATGTCGCCTTCCCGCCGCCAGCCTCGGCTTCCAGTGCGGAGCGGATGCGCTGTTCGTAATCTGCGAAGGCTGCGGCTTTGGCGGCTTCGACATTGTCGCCACCTCGTATGAACTTACCGGCCTTGCCATTTTTTGTGATGCGATAGTGGCCAGACATGTAAGCCGTGTATATCTCGCCAAACGGCGATACCGCTTCTGCGTCACCGTTTCTGTACTTGCGCCACACCAGACCCGTCACCCGCACAGCAGGCGCTTGGGGAGCGGTGTAGAGGGGGATTAGCTCACCGCCACGAGCAAGCTTTTCGGCAGCTTCCCGTTCCAGAAATACGCGGCGATAGCCATAACCTTCCGCAAGCCACGCCACCGGCTCCCCGCCTGCGGCTTTGAGATACGCAGATATGGCGATGTCGAGCGCGTCGGTGTCGTATCCACCCTGCACGGCCCTTACCGCCGCCTGCATTCCCTTTTGGTCCAGATTGTGCGTCGTCACGCGCTTTGCTCCTTGCCTGCCTGATTTTCGAGGCCGCGCATGAAGGAAAAGAACTCCAGCGCAGCATAGTGGCCGCCGGCGCGGCGCCTGATTTCGTTCGGGTCGAGATAGGTCAAAACAAGCACGTTTCCGCGCGGCAACGGCTTGCTGCCGTCCCAATCGTCGACGACAGAATCGCAACAAAGCGCCGCTCGTAGCCGTTCCTTGTTTCGGGTCTTTCCGCAGGCCATCGGCCCATAGATGACGGTCGGATTTTTCATCCCATTTGCTCCTTGCCTGTCTGTTCTGCCGTACCCTTTTGCAGCCACTCATCGCGGATCCTGATGCCGCGATAGACCGGCATGCCATTGGTCTTGGCCTTGTGGAATTGCTTCATGGTTTCGCCGCTCGGCGCCGGCCATGTGCGGCGCGCCGCATCGGGCAGGCGGCGATAAAAGGTCGTGTCCTTCACCTTGACGGTGCCGGTTTCCACGCAATAGCGCTCATAGGAACAATAGAGGTCGAACGGCTTTTCGGTGTCCCGGTCCTCGCCGGTCACGTCGCAGGCGTGGCGAATGAACGTGCCCATTGGATCTTCTTCCTCGCGGTATTCCTGTGTTGCGTCGAGGATTTCGCGCGGCGGGTGCAGGCCGTTCGAATTCAGGAAATCAAGCGCGCCGTCGACGGCCCATTTCAGGATGCTTGCCGCCTCGGCCAGAAGCTTTTTCGGCAGTTCCTTGTCGACCTCGTCTTTGCCGATCTGTTCGTTCCACGGCACAAGGTGGATGCGCCGCCAGATGCCGTCATCGTTGCCGACGATGACCGGCTTGTGGTTGCCCGAAACCAGCAATGTGAACTGCGGAAAGAACTCGAAGAAATCCTTGTGAAGCCGGCGCACCGCCAAGGCTTCGCCGCCGGTCAACCGCTTGATAAGGGCCTCTTTGAAGCGCACGCCGGATTCCGGCTCCGATGCCGCGACGAGGCGGGCGCCTGGCAGGCGGGCGAGGTCGGGCGTCGCCTCGCTGCCCGAGCGGCGATCTTCGCCGGCAAAGCTGTCGATCGACAGCGTCACCGCATAGTCGGCGAAGATGCGCGCCAGCGTGTCGACGAATGTCGATTTGCCGTTCCGGCCAATGCCAAAGAAAAAGGCGATCATCTGCTCGGTGTTGAGGCCGAGCATGGCGTAGCCGGTCAGCCGCTGCAGATATGCGCGCATCTGCGGCGATGGCTGCACGCGCGCGAGAAACTTTTCCCATTCCACCGGGCGCGACGCATCGGCCAGATACTCGGCCGGCGCAAGCTTCGAAATCAGGTCGTCGCGGCGATGCTCGTCAAGCTGCACATGCCACACGAAGCGCGGATCGGCCGGGTCGCTTTCGGGATCCTCGGCCTTGTAAAACCGCAGCGTGCCGTTGCCGACGTTGAAGGCGAAAAGATCGGTATTGAGGTCGTGCACGCTGGCCGGGCGATAGGCCGAGGCCTCGGTCAGCATGGCGGTGATTTTCGACGTGCCGCAAGCCGACTTCGCGTGCCGGTAGCGGTTGGCGCGCCTTTCCTGCAATTGCCCCTCGACCCCGTCGGCGGCGGCCAACGCCTCGGCCCACGCCTTGCGGTCGGCGGTGTGTTTCAGCATATCGTCGCGCGACGCGCCCTTGACGTCGAAGGGTGCGGCCATCGCCTCGCGCGCCACGCGCCCTGCGTCGATCAGTTCCTGGTCGGCTGCGGTCGGCTTCAGCAACTTGCATTCTTCGAAAATCGCCTCGGCCGCCTTGTGCGCCATGCGCCGGACGATCGCGCCGGACTCATCCTCTTGCCAGCGCTTGCCGTCGAAGGCGTGCCAGCCGACATGCGTCACCGAGCGCACGTCGTCGCCCGCCCAATGCAGGAAGCGGCGCGCGTTGCCGATGTCGTGTTCCGGCTCGGCCGCACACTTGGCAATCGTTTCCTTGTCGGCGTCGCTCGGCGCATGCGCCATCACTCACCGCCCTTTGCGACGGCGGTCGCCTTCGTCGGCAAACCTGCCGTAAATGGAGCGCCCGCCAAGGTCGGGCTGTTGCGTGCCGATAAGGTCATTTTCTGCGCCGGAATCCGAAGCCGCCGTCGCCGGCCATGATGCCGCCGTCACTGGCCTGCCCCCCCCCCTGGCCGAATATGTCTGCGATATCATCCGCCGACGGCGGTGCGGATTTCGCCATACGCGCGACCTTTGCCCGCGTGGCGGCGTGGCGACGGGCGACAGGGCCGGCAGTCGCGTTTTCCATGCGGCGTGCAATGTCGGCCTGATATTCCGGCTCGCGCTCGATCAGGATGGCGTTGAAGCCTTCGCGATATGCCGCCTCGCCGGTCGTGCCGCTGCCGGCGAACAGGTCGAGGATGGTGCCGCCGGGCGGCGTCAGCGTGCGGGCGAGCCACTGCATGAGGTCGAGCGGCTTGACCGTCGGATGGCCGGTTCCGATCCGGTCGTGCTGGTCGGCCTTGGCGGTGTAGAAAAACCGAGCGGCATCGCCACCGGGGAAGTGGACGACAACGGTCCCGGCGCCGTCGTGCGTCAGGTTTGCCGGCCAGCGGCCGGCATCGTCGCCGACCCTTGCCGCGTCGACATTGATCGCGCCGGTGCCGGTTTTCAGCACCTGGCGCGCAACCGAGCTTTCAGAAAGCGGCTTGCGGGCAATGACGATCGGCTCATAAGCCGGCTTCAAAGCCGTGCCCCACCCCGCCCAGGCAGCCGAGGCAGCCGAGGCAGGACTATCGCTGTCGACCTTGTGGTCAAGGTCATCCATCCAAGGCCGATGATTGCCGACCGAACGCTGATACGATGGTGCGCCCGCTTTCGTTACCTTTTCGCGCTTGTGCCCGAGTTGCTTGTCGATCGCCTTCGAAACATCGTGGTTCTTCGGGAAGCCGGAACCGAAGGTCCAGAACGCCTCGCCAAGCCCGCCGAACTGGTCAAGCAGCCGGAACAACGCATCGGCCTGCGCGCGCGACAGGCTTTCGAGGAAGGCGATCACGCGGTCGTCAGGGTCGAGCAGGTTGATGATGCGGTCGCGCACTTCGAAGCCTGCGGCTTCAATGCCGAACGCCATCTTGTGAACGCACTTCGGCGCCGAGAACGCGGCCAGATGGCCGCCCGGCTTCAAGACGCGCAGAACCTTCGCCCATGTTTCCGGCCGAAACGCGATGTCGCCGCCGTCCCAATCCTTGCCCATAAAGCCGGCCGAGGCGCGCGCGAACACGCCGTCGGTGCCGAACTGCGCCGGCGCCGAGCCGCCCTTGCCGAAGCGCGCAACGATGGTGTCGAAGTGATAGGGCGGGTCGGTGATAACCGCGTCGACCGAATTCGCCGGCAGGCGGTCCAGCACGTCGAGGCAGTCGCCCAAATAGAGCGTCACCCGTCCGTCGAGAAAGGTTTTGTGTTCCATGCGGCCGGTCGTTCAAAGCTCGGGAATACGGCAGATGGTGAACACGCGGCGACCGCGATTGGCAGCGTGCAGCGCAATGAAGCCGGTTGCGATCAACTGGTCGTAAAGCTCATCGTGCAGATGCTCGCCGAGACCCGAACGCGCTGCGATATCGCCGGCCGAAGGCGTGACAATGCGCAGGTCGCCGGCAACCGCAGACAGCGCCCGAAAAATCTTGAGCTGCGAAACCGTCAGGCCGCAGCTCGCCGCGCGCGCCGCCAGTTCCTTCGTTGTCGCCTTGGCCGGATAAAGTCTGTCGAAATGCCGCTTGGCGGCCATCACGTCGCCCTCGATCCGGGTTAGGTCGATCTGGTCGAAAAGCGCCTGCACAAGCTGGCCGGGCGTCATGCCGACGCGCTTCGCACTTGCCTTCAACGCTTCGTGGCGGGCTTCCGGCGTGCGCACGGTGTAGCGCATGACCGGCGGTTCAAACGGCATGTCTCTCATGGTGAAAGCGTCCTCGTCTTTCGGGTTAAAGGCGGCAAAGCCGGGCGTGGTGCGGGCAATAGGTGCCCTCGGCCGGCAGGCCGCAGAAGCGGTGCGCGTCGGGCGCAATGCCGTGCGGCGTGATCGGAAAGCGGCAATCGTGCGCACCAAGGCTGACCAGCGGCACGAAGCGCGCGCCGTCGATCAGAACCGACGGCCGCCGCCCGATGACCTTGGCCTTGCCGGAAATGAGCGCCGCCCTGGTCGTGGCGGCCTCAAGGCGTGCGGCGCGCGCAAAATCCATCCCGCCGCGCCTCGGCGGCGGCGCCTTGCCGCTGGGCTTCGCCGGGGCGGGCGCTTTTGGCGCATGGTTCTTCGCGCCGTGGCGATGCGCCACGCCGATAATGGCGTTGCGCGAAACGCCATAGCGCGCCGCGATCTTGCCAGCGCTTTCGCCGTCGTCGAAGAACGCCTTGACGATCGCCGCGCGATCTTCCTTGGACCAGCCTTTCCACTTCATCGCGTCAAGCCTTCCATCAGGTAGGAGTTGAAATCGTGCGGCGCCGGCGGCCAGTCGATCGGGCATTCGATGCCTATTGCGCCAAGCCGGGTTTGCGCCCGCATCATCGCCGCCTTGGTTGCGATCGGATCGCTGTCGCCGTCGCCGATCAGCGTCAGCCGCTTGATGCCGGGGTGCGGGGAAAACAGCTTTGCCGGATCATCTTCCGGGTTCGGGTCGGGACCGGGCACGCGCAAGGCGATCACGCGGTCGTCGCGCCGCTTCTGTTTCAGGACAGGGTGCGCAATGGTGCGCGCGGCGCGCCCGGCAAGGTTGCCGAGGTCGACCGCCGAATAAAGCGAACCGGAAAAATCGCGGATGCGCGCCCACGACAGGACGGACTCCACGCCCTCGCCGGCCGCGCCGTATGGCGAGGACCGCACGACGTCGCGCAACGTGATGCGACCGCCCTTTTTCGAGCCGCGCACTTTCTTCGCCGGCAATTGCTCGCCGGTGTCGGGGCAGAAGATTTCGGCCTTGCCCTTGGCGCCGGTCGGGTCGAGCCACGTCGCATGCAGGCCGATGAAATGGCCGTCGGGCGCGGTGATCGGCCACAGCATGGCCGGGCCTCGATGGATGACGCGCCACCTGATTTTTGCTTTGCGGCCGGGCATGACCGGCCCCTCGACATAGGGTTGCCAGAACGGCAGATCGTCATGCTCGCGGCAAAACGCGCCGGGCTGGCGGGCATCGGATGCGGCAAGGCCGCGCTGCGAAAGATAGGCGTCGACATGGCCGCCGTCGGGGAAGGGGTGCGCAGCGCGCCAAAGCCGGTAGGCCTCGCGCCGCTCGCGCTCGCGGTAATCGGTGTCGTCGGTCTGGACGCCCGCCGCCTCGGCGCGCGGCTTCAGGTCGTCAAGGTTGCCGACAAGGATCTCGACGGCGCGGCGAAAGCTGCAGTTTTCGACATGGCGCACAAGCGCCACCGCGTCGCCGCCGATCGGGTCGCCGCCGCCCTGGCGGCAGCGCCATATGTTTTTCTTGACATTGACCGAGAAGCGGTCGCGGCCGCCGCAGCCGGGACACGGCCCGGTCGCTTCGCCGGTGGCGCCGGCGCGGCCGGTAAAGCCGTAGCGCGCGGCAAGTGCAGCCACGTCGACGTTGCGCGCCGTGTCGACGATGTCGTCGGGAATGCGTGCTGCCTCGCTCATTGCGCGCTGCCGTCGGTGCGCTGCGGCATGTCGGCCAGCCATTCCAGCGACGTGCCAAGCTCTATTGCTATCGACGCTGCGGACACTAGGTTGACGCTGTCCTTGCGACGCGACAGGAAATCCCGCAGTTGGTCGCGCTTGAGGCCCGCCGATGTTTCGATGTCGGAAACCGAGCGCTCGGAAGCGGCGACAGCCGCTGCAAGCCGGCTTCTGATCGTTTCAATGTTGGGCCGTGATGTCATGCCTCATAAACCATACGGAAATTTCCGTATTGTCAACCGGGCACCGCAATGTTGTTGGTCGGAAAAAACCGTGTATATTTGTGGAAAAACTGCACAGGAGGCTTTTTTGGCAATTGACTTCAACAAAAAACGGGATGGCGCAGCGGAGAGAATCGCGCGCCGTCTCGCGGAAACGGGAAAGACTGCGGCAGGAGTCGCCAAGGCTGCGGGCTACAAGCCAGACTTCGTTCGCGACCTCCTTACCGGGCGAAAATCCGGCATGGCGGCCGACGCGATGGCGAACATCGCGCGCGAGCTAGGCGTCACCGTTGCATGGCTGCAGGGTGACGACGACGCGCTGCCGGAAACCGCGCCCGCAGCGGCGCCCGGCCGCACCATTTCGGTGTTTTCAACGGTTGCCGGCGCCGTCGAGGATCGCATGCACAAGACCGGCGAGATTATTCAGGTGGTGCCGTGCCCGCACGGCCTGGTCGATGTGTTCGGCGTCTATGCCTTCTATGTCGTGCGCAATTCGATGGAGCCGCGTTACCGCCAGGGCGACATCGTGTTCGTTACGCCGCACCGCCCGGCGCGGCCGGGCGAGGACGTTATTCTTGTCGTGAAGGACGAGACCGGATCCGCCGTGTCGTTCATCCGCGAATTCATTGGCGAGCAGGGCGGCAAGGTCATGACGTTGCAGCACAATCCCCGCCGCGAGGATGCGATCGAGCGCGCCGATATCATCGAAATGCACAGAATCGCCCCGATCAACGACCTGATCGGCGTCTAGCCTTCCGTATTTTAAG